CCGACGCAGAAGACGTCCGCCGGCGCAGAGATTGACCTATCGCTAGGCCAGTATCCGACGCACGACTTCGAACTGTCGTACAATCTTTTGCGCGAGACGTGGGGGTTCAACGAGGAACGCCAGTTGCGCGGATTCTTCGGGCGCGCGAAGGGCGGGGCGGGACGCTTCCTTTTCAAGTTCGACAAGGACCATCAGGTTCAGTCGCAAGTCATTGCCACCACTGACGGCGTCAACCACCTCTGGACGTTGGTCCGGTCTTACGGCGTAGGCGAGAACGTCTTCACCGAGCCGGTCGGTTACGTCGATCAGACTTGTCCCTTCCGCGCATACCTCAACGGCGTGCTGCAGGACCCCGCAAGCTACTCGGTGCTGACCACCCAGCCGGGGCTTCAACAGATTCAATGGAACGGCGTCCCCACGGCGGGCCAGACCATCACCGTGGATATGGATTATTTTTATTATTGCAAGTTCGCGGACAACGGCCTCTCGTTCGAACAGTTTATGAACAACCTGTGGACGGTGGATAAGGTCACCATCCGCAGTTGCATGGTGGGCGGCTAATGCCGCGCGCTGCTTCTCCCGCGCTGATCCTGGCGCTGGCCTCCGGTTACTACGATGTATCGCGCGCCGACTTGTTCACGTTCACGTTGAGCGACGGCGTCACAACCTACAACTGGACAAGCTGGCCCGCTGACCTGGTCGTCCTCGGCACGACCTACACTTCCCACACGCCGTTCCTCAAGCGGTCCAAATGGAACGTCGTCAATAAAATGCAAGTGCCCGAACTTGACGTGGAACTGTACGCCGACAACACCGCCTTTAACGGCGGCGCGAATATCAAGACGCAAATCCACAACGGCCTATTCGACGGCGCGACGTTCCTGCTTCAGACGCTTTTCATGCCGACGCCCGGGGACACAACGACCTTCGGGCCGGTCAGCATGTTCGCGGGCGTGGTGGGTGGCCCAACCGTTGAAGGAAACGTGGTCAAGCTTCCGATCAAAGGGAAGAACAACCTTCTCGACCAAAACGCGCCGCGCTCAACCTATCAGGTCGGTTGCAACCACGCCTTCTGCGATGCGGGTTGCACGCTGTTGCGCGCTACCTACACCGCCACCTATGCGGTCGGCACGTCACCGGCCCCGTCGAATATCTTCTTGCCGTGGGCGTCCGCGCCCGCAAATCCCGGGCGCTATCTTGGCGGCACCGTGACCGTCACCAGCGGCGGCGCGGCGGGCCAGCGGCGCACGGTTGCGGCGGTGGACTCTACCGGCTTGTGGCTGGCTTACCCGCTCTACATCACGCCCGCGACCGGCGACGCCTTCACCGCCTTTGAAGGTTGCGACAAGACGTTCAACAGCGGCTCGGTTCAATCCTGCACGGCCCGTTCCAATACCCAGAACTACGACGGGTTCGAATATGTACCCCCACCAAACTCTGCATATTGACGGCAGCACGGTCGTCATACGGCGGCAGGGACGCACCGAGAGACATGAATTCCAGACCCCGGAAGAAGCCACCGCCCGCGTTGCGTTGGTCACCGAGGCGCTGTCGTGGGTCGGTACGCCGTTCCGAGATTGCGCGGACGTCAAGGGCAGGAACGGCGCGGTGGATTGCGCCATGCTGTTGACCCGTTGCGCGGTTGACACCGGCCTCGTTCCTCCATTTGACCCGCGCCCGTACAGCCCGCGCCAAATGCTCCACACCACCGAGGACCGCGCGCCTATCAGCTTCCTGAAGATCCTCGCCAAGTTCGGCGCGAAGGAAGTGGAACGGCCACGCATCGGTGACGTCCACGTCTATTTGTTCGGTCGCATGTTTAGCCACGGCGGCTTCCATATCAATGACGACGAGATTGTCCACGCCTATGGCGCGGCTGGCTTCTGCATTCCGAGCGCGATTGACGACCCGCTGCTTTCCTTCATCCCGGTTGGCAGCAAGCAACTCGCTCGGCCGGTTCGCTACTTCGACATCTGGAGCCGGTAATGGGACTCTTTGCCCCAAAAAATTCAGCACCACGGCCCATCTGGTATAGCGGTCTGAACGTCGGCTCCTCGCAGCTAGACCTTCCGGTTCCGCTATTCTGGGGCCAGCGTCGGCTCGCCACGAACGCGATTTGGTATGGCGACTTCCAGAAGCACGCGGTCAGCCCGAAAGGGAAGGGCGGCGGCAAGGGTGGGCAGGAGTACGATTACACCGCCGCCGTTATCATGGCGATGTGTGAAGGGCAGGTTGACAGCATCGCGCGTATCTTCGCGCAAGGTTCAACCACTTCAACGTCTACGCTGGCGGCGCTGAACTTCACCTTCTTCAACGGCACCGCGCTTCAGTCGCCGTGGTCCTTCGTCACCACCAAGTACCCGACCCAGGCGCGCGCCTATGCGAACATCGCATACGTCGCCTGTCCGAAACTCGACCTCGGTATGTCGGCGACTATCCCTGACAACCAGTTCGAATGTGTGCGCGCGAACGGCTTCGCCTACACCCACACGTCGCAGGGTTGGATCGACGGTTCAACCCACATTCAATACACCGCAATCGACGTGCTTTTGTCGGACGTCATTCCGGACTTCCTGACGAACGTCCGGTATGGCATGGGCCTGACATTGGGTGATCTTGACGCCACGTCGCTTGCCCAGTTCGCAGCCTACCAGCAAGCGCAGGGTCTTTTCTTCTCGCCACTTCTCAACTCGCAAGAGAAGGCGACGGACATCCTCGACCGCTGGGCGACGATCAGCAATAGCTGGATTTTTTGGAACGGCATCAAGATTCAATTCGTGCCGCTGGGTGATAGCGCATTGTCCGCCAACGGCGCGACGTACACGCCGAACCTCAATGTCATCGCCAATCTGAGCGTTCAGAATCTGGACTTCCTCGGCGATACGCCTATCAGCGTTGAACGCAAGGACCCGGCGGACTGTTACAACCGCACCCGCCTCGACATCAACGACCGCACCATTGGTTACGTCACCAACCCGCTCGAATACAAAGACCAAACGCTGGTCGATCAATACGGGCTGCGTGACAGTTCCAGCACGCAGGCGGACGAATGTTGCGATCCGCTGGTTGGGAAGATCATCGTCCAGCTTGTCGGGAAGCGGAACGCTTATCTGCGGAACACCTACAGTTGGAAGTCGCCCTATAAGTGGGTGCTGCTGCTTCCCGGTGACATCGTAACCCTGACCGAGCCGAACATCGGACTCAATCAGCTTCGCGTCCGCATTACCGAGGTCAGCGAAAACGACAACGATGAACTGGAATTCAAGGCCGAGGAATTCCCCGGGAACCTTGGCACCTACTATTCCACCAGCCCGTCGCTTGCGAACGCGGGGTCCACGCCGAACCTTTATGAATTGCCAAGCGCCATCAATACGCCGGCGGTCCTTGAGCCGAATTCGTCCTTCACCGGAGGGCAGGCGGTCCTTGTTATCGCGGCGTCGGGTGCAACCCACTGGGGCGGCTGTACCGTCAACATTTCATTCGACGGGACGGATTACACCGAAATCGGAAAGATCACGTCACCAGCCATCCAAGGATTGCTGACCGCCAACCTGGCGAACCACGCTGACCCGGATAACACAAACACGCTCTCGGTGGATTGCACCGAAAGTCTGATGGCGGTCCCGGCAACAATTACGCACGCGGACGCGGACGCGCTCCGGACGCTCTGCCTCGTCAACGCGCAGCCGACCGTCATTGCCGGTCCTATTTCGGTGCTTGCCAATAACGGCGAACTGCTGGCCCCGGGCGCGGACGCTTCGACCGGCACCTATTCCTCGAACCTGACCTATCTTCGTCGGGGCAAATACGGCACCGCGCCCGCGTCGCATTCCACCGGCGATCAATTCACGATGGTTGACGTCCTCGGCGTATCGGGGACCGCGCTGCGCTTCAACCTCCCGGCCCAATATATCGGCCAGACGATTTACCTGAAGTTCTGTTCCTTCAACGAGTTCGGGAACCTCACGCAGGACATTTCAACCGTCATCGAGTACCAGTATACGCCGCTCGGCACCGGTTACGGCGGCGGCACCAGCGGCGTCCCGACCACGCCGACGGGCCTTACGGCCACCCCGGGCATCCAACAGGTCGCGCTGGCCTGGAACGCCAACCCGACGACCGACAACGTCACCGGCTACCAAGTCTGGCGCGCGGCGGGAACGGGCGCGTCCTTCGGCTCGGCGGCTTTGCTCCAGACCGTCAATGCGCTCGGCTGGGTCGATACCACGGTCGCGCCGAACACCGGCTACACCTACTTTCTGGTCGCCGTTAATGCCGCCGGAACGTCTGCCGCGACCGCTGGCGTCAATGCGACGACGCCGACCACGACTATTGGCATCGCCGGGGGGTCCTTCAGCTACACGGACATTTCGACCAAGCCGCTCAACCAAGTCATCTGCGGCTTCGCGGCGATTTATCCGTGGACCTTCCCGTCAACCGCCCACGGCGGATTTATTGAAGGCTGGGTCGATACCCCGCCGACGTCCAATACGGACTTCGACCTTCGCCAGAACGGCGTGTCGGTCGGCACCGCCCGGTGGACGACCGGGTCCAACACCCCGACGCTCATCAAGGCGTCAGACACCGCATTCGTCCTCGGTGGCCGCTTCGACGTCGCAACGCCCGCAAGCCTCAACGGCATGGCGGGCAACTGGCGACTGAGCGTCGCCGGTACTCGCTAACATTCAAGGAGCAAATAATGGGTCGCCCGTATTCGGTGCAATTCAACAACGTGTCCGTTTCGGCGGTCCAAGACCTCATCGGGCTTTATTGCGGCGCGTCGATGGCTTGCAAATTGAGTGGCGTCGTCGTTGGGCAGATCACCAACGCCACCGCCGCGCTTCTGCGGGTAAGCATCAACCGCCTTCCGGCCACGGTCACTTCCGGCTCGGTCGGCACTTCGGCCACGCCGCAGAAGATCAATCGCGGCGATGCATCTGCAACGGCGACCGCGCGCGTCAACGATACGACCCAAGCTACGACCAGTGGCACCAAAGCGGTCCTTCACTCGGACGTCTTCAATACCGTGAACGGTTATCAATTTTTCTGGCCTGCGGGCAGCACTGACCTTCGGCCCGTCATTGGCTTGAGCGAAGCCGTGGTATTCTCGCTCGATACCGCCCCCGGTGCCGCCATGACCATGAGCGGCACGCTCTATTTCGAGGAACTGTTCTAAATGACCACCATCTACTTCGCGGGCGGGGAAGACAGCGAATGGTCTGGGATGGGACCGACTGCCATTACTACCACCGCAGGATCGTATCGTTCTTCCTACGCGCGCTGTGGGTTGGCGACGAACAGCAATAGCAGCCCGAATTTCTCAGGCTTTTGGCAGACCACTAATCCGATTGCGACGATTCCGAATCCTTGCTGGTTTTCGCACCAGTGGGACGTGATCTTCAGCAACACCGGTGCGGGGCCGTCAACGAACCCAGCAACAGGATTTTATGACAGCGGCGGCATTGCGCGCGTTGCGCTTCGACCGTTTTCACAACCCGTAGCCGGACAGATGGCTTGGCAGGTCATCAAGCAGAATGCTGCCGGAACGATTACGCAGCTTGGCTCCAATTTTAATTTTCCGTATGCGATTGTGCATACCCTGATGAAGGTTGACATCTTCGTCAATTATGCCGTGTCCGGGGCGGTGCAGGTCTATGTCAACGGCGTGCAGGTCTTCAATTTTTCGGGAGACGTTACGACCGACAGCTTGACGAATATGAACGGTTTTTACCTGCGTATGGGCGGCCCTGTTCAAAACCCGAACTATTCCGGTCAGTGGGCGTTTTCAGAGGCAATTCTTGCGGACACCGATACTCGCGGCTGGACGTTGCAGACGCTTGCTCCGGTAGCGAACGGGAACACGCACAACTTCGACACTGGCTCGCCCGCTGCTTCTAACGTCAACGAAACCACGTTGAACGATGCAACGCTGGACGGTTCTTCCGTCGCTGGTCAAATAGATCAATACACGCTTCCGTCGCTGGCGGCGGGAACGTGGTCTGTCATTGCCCTTGGGATCAGTTCACGAATGGCGAAGGGAGCGTCGGGGCCGTCCAAGATGGACCTCGGCGTCCGATCAGCGGGTGCCGATTACTGGTCGTCGGATTTTACGTTGACGACCGGCTATCAGGATTTTCAATACTGGCAGTCGGTTGATCCCGCGACCAGCGCGGCTTGGACGGGGCTTCCCACGAACATCGGCCTCAAGTCGGTGACGTAACGTGGTGGCAACGACTTGGAACCCAAGCGACTGCTCTGCAAATCTGACGCTGTCGAATGGCAACCTAACAGTCACCTCGACCAGCAGCACGCAAGGCTCTGTCCGCACGAATAATTCTTTTACGACGGGCAAGATTTACTTCGAATTGCTGATGGGTGCGTCTGCAAACATTCAGCAGACGTGGACGGGCGTGGGGTTCGCAAACGCCACGTTTTCGCTGGCGATCATACTCGGCAATGACAACAACAGCCTTGCGAATATCTGGCAATCGGCGTCGCTAAATCCGCCGCAGCAAATCCGGTCAAACGGTGGGAGTATAACCGGAAGCACGCCTGCGGGCGCTGGTCCGGTTTTCCAAGGCGACAACAGTGACGTTGTCCAGGTCTGCATTGATTTTACAGCGCAGAAGGTTTGGTTCCGCGTCAGCAATGGCATTTGGGATAACACAGCCGGGCACAACCCCGCGACTGGCACTGGCGGATATTCGTTTTCGACGCTGAACGCTGGGCCGTATTTCTTAGCTTTCGGCTGCAACGCGAACGCCCAAGTCATAACGGCAAATTTCGGCGCGACCGCGTGGCTTTATGGACCGCCGACTGGGTTTTCCGGACCAGACTCGAACGGCGTTACCTACGCCGCAACCACGAAGTTCCTCGGCTATGCGGTTCTGGGCGAGCCCGTCGCAGCCAGCGTCACCAAGTTTCTTGGTTATGCGGTTCCCGGCGAAGGCGGGGCGGCGAGCGTCACCAAGTTTCTTGGTTATGCGGTTCCCGGCGAAGGCGGGGCGGCGAGCGTCACCAAGTTTCTCGGCTATGCGATTCCGGGCGAAGGTAAAGCAGCCAGCGCCACGAAAGTTCTTAGCTATGCGGTCCTCGCGGCGCTTCCCGCAGGGGGCCTTCCCGCGCGCAAAGGGTTTGACCTCTTTGCCGAGGACTATTGGCCGGGGCAGCCAAGTCCTCGGCGCTTCGCACCGATCATCGTTGCGGTCCCCCCCGACGACTGCGTGGTCAACATTTTCTTTTAAGCCGCGACGTGACGTCGCCGCATCCCAACGAAGGACAATCACATGAACATGATGCTCGCGCCCGTTGCGAACCAGTCAATCGTTACGTCTGGCGGCACCGTCTACACCGCGAACAATTACGGCGTCATCTACAACGTCAGTACGGTGCAGGACGTTCTCGACCTCCAGGCGGCTGGTTGTTTGACGCTTACCGGATATTTGCCGGACCTTCTATTCACGCTGAAAGGCGCGAATTTCAATGCGAACACCGACCAGCAGTTGACTGCGTATTTCAGCGGAAAGTGGCGCGCGAAGCGGATCGTCATAACCAATGCCTCGATCTCGCTCACGTCGGCGGTCGGCGGCTTTTACACCGCTGCCAGCAAAGGCGGCTCGGCGCTGGTGGCAAATACCCAAGTCTATTCCAGCTTGACCACCGCGCTTTTGGCGCTGGAAGCCACGCTGGCGCTGCCCAGCCTGGTTCTGGCCCCGGGCACTCCCCTTTATCTCAGCCTGACCACGCCGCAGGGCGGCGGTGCAACTGGTGACATCTATGTCTACGGCGACGTGTACGTCTAGCCGCCTTCTCCAACTGGCTCCGCACCTTCAGCCCGCAATGGCTGACGTATTGGCTCCGGTCCTTGATGCGGAAATGGCGCGCTGGGGCGTCGATACTTTATTGCGCCGCGCCCACTTCCTTGGTCAAGCGTGCTGGGAGTCGGCTTACTTCAGCCGGTTGGAAGAAAATCTTCACTACACCCATTCGGCGGCAATCGCGGCGGTCTGGCCCCGGCTTGCTGAACGGGCGGACGACCTCGTTGGGAATCCGGTTGCGCTGGCGAACGCCGCATATGCGGGCGCGAACGGAAACGGGGACGAGGCCAGCGGTGACGGTTGGCGCTATCGGGGTAGGGGACTGTTCGGTCTGACCGGGCGCGGGAACTATCTCGCCGCTGGCAAGGCGCTCGGCCTGGACCTTGAGGCGGGACCGGACCAAGCAGCGGAGCCACACAACGCCGTCCTGACCGCATTGTGGTTCTGGAAGTGGCGCGGGTGCAGCGAACTAGCCGATACGAAGGACGGCTATCTGGTAACGCGCCGCATCAATGGCGGCGTGAACGGGGTTCAGCAGCGTGAGGCGCTGACCAATCAGGCGCTGACCATCTTCACATGAGCAAGGTCCGGGTGATCGGCGACCGAGTCGCGTTCTGGTGCCCCGGTTGTCAAGACCTACACATGGCTGAACTTGGTCCGGACGGCTGGACCTATAACGGCGACCCGAATAGCCCGACGCTCTCGCCTTCGCTTCTCGTCCGCAGCGGACATTTCACGACGGGCCACAAAGGCCCCGACTGTTGGTGCAATTACATGGCGCGAGAAGGTGTGGATCCCGGTTATCGCTGCCGCCGTTGCCATACATCGGTCACGGATGGCCGGATTTATTTCCATCCTGATTGCTCCCATTCGCTTGCGGGCAAGAACGTGCCGATCCCCGACTTCCCACTCACCAACTAAGGAGTCGCCGCCATGACCACGATGCACAAGGTGAAGCATATCAAAGCCGAAATCGCGGCGCTGCCGCCGGAATACAAGGCGCTGTTCCAATCCGAGCCGACGTGGCCGGAAGAACACCCGCTCGCGTATGCCTCCATTCTGATCCTCGTCGGCGGGGCAGCGACCATGATCGGCGTCATTCTCGCACTCACAATCTAAGGACAACCTATGAACGCTCTCATTCCGCT